GATCCGGATCAAGCACAACACCTGCAACATATACGGTAAAAAAAGGCGACAATCTTACAAAGATTGCAAAGAAATTTAATACAACCGTTGATAAACTCGTTAAGTTGAATGGAATTAAAAATAAAAATATCATCAATGTAGGGCAGATCTTAAAGATCAGATAAGGAGGCACGCATGGCAGAAACAAACAAGGGCGCAGAAACGCCACAGAACGCCGAAAAAGAGGTTAAGGGGTACAAAATTACCTCCGGCAATTTCAAAAGCAAAATTGAGGCAGCAGGGAAAGTCAGAGAGGCAAACAAAAAGGGCTTTACACCTGCGTTAATCATCGAAAAGGGCGAATATAAATTGCTTTATACCGAGGAAACCACAAGGGCAGCAGCCGACAGAGTTTTAAAGGCAGTAAAGGCAGCGGGATTAACAGCGGAAATTTACGCAAATAAGTAGATACAAATAAAATGTTGGGGTGTGGCGAAAGCTGCACCCCTTTATTTTTGTGCGCGAAAATATTTTAAAATATTGCGTAATATGTATTGACATATTGCGCAATATGTAATATAATTAAATCATCGAAAGGGAAACAATAAACGAAAGGTTAAAACGGTGGTTAATATGAGAACATACGAAGAATTAGTAAAAGAGGCAATCAAGGCAGCGCACGAAAAGGCAGAGGCAGAAAAGAAAGCAGCAGAGCAGGCGGCAGCTAACCAAATGGCAAAATTTGAAGTTGGCGCAACATACGCAACAAGATCCATTTGCAACAGCGAATGTATTTTTAAAATAACAGTTGTAAAGCGCACAGAAAAAACCGTAACCATTGACAAAGGAAACGGAAAAACACAGCGTTGCAAAATTCATAATGAGGCACGCGGCGCAGAATACATTTTTCCTTATGGCGTTTATAGTATGTGTCCGGTAATTGATGCAACCGAGAAAATAGCATAAATTTTATAATATTGCGTAATATGTATTGACATATTGCGCAATATGTAATATAATGAATATATCAAAGGAAAGCGAGGTTAAACCACATGAAGGAATTATTAGAGAGATTAAAAGCGGCAGAGGAAAGAGCAAACAAAGCGGATCAAGCATGGGAGCAGGAACCGGAAAGCGCAGAAAAAGAAAACGAGTTTAACGAGGCGTACAAGGAAGAATACAAAGCATTTGAGGCATTAGCGGCAGGCATCGTAAAAGCAACCGCCGGAAAGATTGACAGAAAGACCGCCGGAAACATGATCCGCATGAAAAGAAACGAATTAGAGGCATTGTTAGTAATGATGTAGGAGGCGCAAAATGAGAGAATACAGCGAATTAGTAAAAGAGGCAATAGAGAAAGCAAAACAGCAGGCAGCAGAGAAAAGGCAGAAAGCGACCGTTTCGGAAATATACGAAGGTAAGTTAATAGAAACAGAATACATAAAGCGTAACGGCGCAATTTGGCAGCAAATAAGAGTTGACGGAAAAGTAACGAGTGAAAACAGAGTATATAAAGTTGATACAGAAAGACCGTATACAAGAGGTTTCGGCAAGTATTGGTATTTAGATAATGAGGCAAAAGAGGCTATGAAAGCCGCGATATAAATTTTAAAAATATTGCGTAATATGTATTGACATATTGCGCAATATGCGCTATAATAATATTGTAATCAAGTAAGGGGCAACACAAAAGAAAGGATAAGACAAAGCCCCATGATAGATTTAATAGTAGTTTTGGTAGAAATAGCGATAGTGACTAAGATAGTTTCAGACATAATAAAAGACATAAAAAAGAGGGTTGACAGCGACCAAACCGACAACCCCGACAAAAAGGAACTAAAGTAACCGATTAACCAAAGCCCCTTATTTGATTACATTATATATCATGGGAATTAAAAAATCAAGATAGGAGGATCGGAATATGAGAACATCGCCGCAGGAGTTTAACCAAATCGCATACCAAAATGACTATATCAAGGAAAAGTACGATCGTATAAATTTGACGGTGCCAAAGGGCAGAAAGGAGGAAATAAAGAAAAAAGCTGCATTAGCAGGAATGAGCGTAAACGAATATATTAACAGTTTAATTGATAAAGATATGTAAAATAAAATGGTTTGGCGCGTGTAAAGGGCGGCAGGTAGAATATACCCGCCGCCCTTCAGCATTTCAAAAGAGAGGTAAAGGCACATGAGGACATTTAAACATTTTTCATTCAATGATAGATTGAGATTAGAGGTTTTATTAAAAGCCGGACACAAACCGGACGAAATAGCCGAAATTTTGCATTTTCATATAAGTACAATATATAGAGAGATAAAACGCGGGCAATATGAGGCGTTAAATTCTGATTTAACCACAGAAACGAGATACAGCCCCGATATTGCGCAGGAATATATGAACGGCGTTTTAGCTGCAAAGGGCGCAGATTTAAAAATAGGCAAAGAAAGAGAATTTGCAGACCGGATAGAGGAAATAATAATAAATGAGGGGTACAGCCCTGCGGCTGCATTGGCAAAGGTAAAAACAGAGGGTATAGATTTTACGGTATGCGTAACAACCCTATATAGTTACATAGATAAAGGCGTATTTTTAAATTTGACATTGAAAGACCTGCCGGAGAAACGCAAGGGAGAAAAGCGAACCAAAAGGACAACAACACAAAAAAGAGCATCTAAAGGGGAGAGTATAGAAAACAGACCGCCGGAAATAGAAACGCGGGAGGAGTTCGGACATTGGGAAATGGATAGCGTAGTAGGTGCGCGCGGCGTTTCTAAAAAGTCTTTATTAGTATTAACAGAGAGGAAAACCCGAAAAGAAATTATATTTTTACTAAAAGAACATACAGCGGCAGCAGTTGTAAAGGCATTAGACCGTTTAGAGCGCAAATTAGGCGCAAAATTTCGGGATATATTCAAATCTATTACAGTAGATAACGGATCGGAGTTTTCAGATTGGGAAGGCATGGAGCGATCCAAGAGAGCCAAAAAGAAAAGAACCAAAATATATTATTGCCACCCTTATAGTAGTTGGGAGCGCGGCAGCAATGAGAACCAAAATAAATTAGTGCGCCGCCACATTCCAAAAGGTGTTAATTTCGATGATAAAACACAAGGCAATATAGACGATATAACCGAATGGATCAATAATTACCCGCGCCGCATTTTTGAATATAGAACGGCAGAGGAATTATTTAATGAGGAATTAGAGAAAATCGCAGCCTAAAAAATGAGCATGGCGATATAGTGGTATAAGTGCGCCCATTTTTAGGCATCGGCAGCAGGCGATCCGGATCCGGATCTGCATCAACCCAACACCAAAAATAAAGAATTATAAAAAGTGCATAAAATAATATATATCTATTTGTGCATATTGCCAAAAGTGAAAAAGTGCGAAAAAATATTCGCATTGAATGTTGACATTTTTAATGCAAGGTTTTATAATTCAATGCGAAAGAGTTAATTAAAACTCTAACGCATTGAATTTTTTTATTTACGAAAAAGCTAGTAAAAATGCGGTTAGAGCGTAAAAACTCTACCGCATTTTTTATTTTGCCACAAACAGAGAAGGGAGGCGTTTGGAGTGAGAAAACAGTACAAAAAATTAACCTATGCAGACCGGCAGACAATAGAACACATGAGCGCAGAAGGGAAACCACCTAAAGCGATTGCAACAGCTACCGGCGTACACATCGCAACAATATATAGAGAATTGCAGAGGGGAGCCGATGCAGAGGGAACATATAAAGCAGAATTAGCGCAGCAGGCATTATTTTGTTAGGCGGCACCACAACCGCCGCTTGTGCCTTTAGTCTAGTGGATAGAACACCACCCTCCGAAGGTGGCGGCGCGGGTTCAATTCCCGCAAGGCACACTTGTAGCAAGGGCGGCAACCTTGCGGCAGAGGCAGCAGGCTAAAAGCTGTTATCTGTATACTGTGAAAAAATAGCAGCGGGCGCACCTGCTAGAAAGTGCGTAGACGGTCAACAAGTTTTCAGATGCTTTTTAATGTGAAAAGCACCCCACACAGTAAATATAAAAGCCAAAAGGTATTATATGGGAAAAGCAAGAGAACCACCAAAGGAGGAATTGTGAAAGATATATTTTTAGAAAAAAGAATAGAAAAATAGCCGTTACGTTGGCAGCGTACCGGCTAAAGATTTAATGCAAATGCAATAACTCAATCTGTATAAATTATACCACTTATTGCGTTTGCCGTCAAGCCAAGAAACGGCGAAGGTAAGCCGTTTTTGGACTTGTTCAAACTATTAACTTTAGGATCCCTAGAGTACAGAAATACAGAAACGCAAAGGGGTGTAATTTATATGCCGTATTTTAAAACAACAGTAGAGGCAGGGGCGACAATAGAGGTTTATAAAAGCTACACAAAAAGAGTAGGGGTTAAGGTTAAGGGCAGTAAAGAAAAACCAACACCCGAAGAAATGGAAAAAGTAAACCAAATGAACGCAGAGCGCACCCTGCGGCTAAAGATAAATGCAAATTTTGGAGTTGATGATCCATTTATAACATTGACATACAGAAAGAACGAACGCCCAACACCGGAGGAGGCAAAGAAAAATATAAAAAAATTATTGGATAGCCTGCGAAAAAAATATAAGGATATGGGCGCGGATCTTAAATACATCAATGTTACAGAATATCAAAACAAAGCAATACACCACCATATTTTAATAAACCACATAGCAGGCGCAGATGTTTCTAAATGGGTGCGCGATTTGTGGAAGTTTGGCAGACCGGATTTTAAATATTTGGACGATACCGGACAATATAAAGATTTGGCGGCGTATCTGATAAAAGAAACATCGAAAACCTATAAAGAGAATGACGGAGGACACAAGCAGCGTTACAGTTGCAGCCGCAATTTAATTATGCCAACGCCAAAAACAGAGATTATAAAAAAGGCGAAAAAGTGGGCGGCAGATCCAAAACCGATAAAGGGGTATTACATCGATCAAGACACCGTATACAACGGCATAGATCCTTTTACCGGCAGAGAATACCAAAGATACACCATGATCCGAATATCCGGCGGCAGTGGGTAGATTGTGGATAATTTAAAGCAAAAAGCCGGTGCCGACTAATAATTACTAGACGGCAGGGCGGTTGAAAAGAAGGTGGATAAGTGGAAGTAAGTATTTATATTAAGTGCCGTTTTAGAGGCAATCCAAGAGGCGCAGGGGAGGCAGCGGCGGTTATAGAGTACATAGACAAAGGTAGCAACACACATAACCGGCAGCAGCGGATCGAGATTGAAAAGGACACAAAGAACGCTTTATATTTAAAAATTTGCAATGCAGCGATGCGACTATTATTAAAGCCTTGCAACATCACAATTTTTATAGATTGCGATTACATGGCGAACGCCTGCCGGTTGGGATGGGTGCAAAAATGGCAGCAGGACGGTTGGAAGAAAGCAAACGGAAAGCCCCCGGCAAATGTTGAGGATTGGAAAGGCTTTTATATACTCACACAGATCCACACCGTAACATTTGAACCATACAACGAGAAGTACAACGAGGAATTAGAGGAAATTTTAGGAGGCACAACATGAAATACATGGGTTCCAAAGCGAAAATAGCAAAATTCATAGTGCCGATCATTCAACAAAAAATTGATGAAAGCGGCAAAAGAATTTACATAGAACCATTTGCGGGCGGCTGCAATGTGATAGACAAGGTAGAGGCAGATCGGCGCATTGCATCAGACAAAAACCGGTATTTAATGGCGTTATTTCAGCACCTGCAGGACGGCGGCGAATTGCCGGAACACATAACGCGGGAAGAATACAACAAAGTTAGGGCAAATATAAATCAATTTCCGGCGTGGTATGTTGGCGCGGTTGGTTTTCTTGCATCGTATAACGGCAGATTTTTTGACGGCGGCTATGCCGGTTTCGGAAAAGATAAAGGCAGGGTTAGGGATTATTACAGAGAAAGCAAAAATAATATTCTTAATCAGATGCAGCAGGGGGGGGATTGCCGGTATAGAGTTTCAAACGCGGGATTACAAAGAATTTAGCCCGCAGGGGTGCGTGATATATTGCGATCCACCGTATGAGGGTACAAAACAGTACGGCAACGCAAAAGATTTTGATTATACGGAATTTTGGGAAACAATGCGCAAATGGAGTAAACACAACAATATAGTTTTGATTTCGGAGTTACAAGCACCGGCAGACTTTATAACAGTTTGGGAAAAGGAGGTAGATCGCAGCATGAAAGCAAAAGAGCATTTCAGAGCGACAGAAAAATTATTTATGTGGGGGGGTAGCGATAAATGATTAAGCGAGGCGACATTTATTATATTCGCGACACCCGCCAAAGTATCGGCAGCGAACAGAGAGCAGACAGACCGGCGGTTATTGTTTCAAACGATGCAAATAACAAGCATAGCGGCGTTTATGAGGTTGTTTACATGACAACACAGCCAAAAACAGACCTGCCAACACATTTTATTACACATTCCGCATTGAAACCGTCAACGGTATTATGCGAGCAGATAAGCAGCGTTTACGAGGAACGGATCGGAGAATGGATCGGAACGCTGACACTCGAAGAAATGGAAATGTTAAATAAATGTTTGGCGGTATCGGTAGCAATAAAGCCCGATGCAGCACCGGCAGAAACAGAAAGCCTGCGGCAGCAGGTGGCAGCAGCGTTAGAGGCGCAGCGGGCAGCAGAAAAGCAGGCGGCAACATACAAGGAAATGTACGAATTTCTTTTAAATAAACAGTTAGGAGCGTGAGAGCATGACAGCGATCGGAACACATAGAAAGTGTTATAAGTGCGGCTGCACAACAAATAAATTAGATGCTACAAGGTGCGAGTGCGGCGGCTTTTTATACTTAATTAGTCAATTATATATGCCAAAGGTAGCAAAAGAGCAGCAAAAGGAAGAAGGCGAGAAATGCAGCGAATAGGTTTAATTGATGTAGACGGTCACAATTTCCCAAACTTGCCACTTATGAAAATATCAGCATATCACAAGGCGCGCGGCGATAGCGTGGAATGGTACGAGCCGTTATTTTCGGGAGAAATGGATCGGGTGTATATGTCAAAAGTATTTACATTTACGCCGGATTACCCATATTGCATAAATGCCAAAGAAATTATAAGAGGCGGCACCGGTTACAACTACCCAAACGGTGGCGAACCGCTACCGGAAGAAATAGAGCATATTTACCCCGATTATGAATTATACGGAATTACAAACGAGGCATACGGCTTTTTAACAAGAGGTTGCCCGCGAAATTGTCAATTTTGCATAGTTGGAAAGAAAGAGGGTTTAAAAAGCAAGAAGGTAGCAGACCTGCAGGAATTTTGGAACGGTCAAAAATACATAAAGTTATTAGATCCCAACATTTTAGCAGCAAAAGAACATAAAGACCTGCTAAAGCAGCTTGCAGATAGTGGCGCGTGGGTAGATTTTACGCAGGGATTAGATGCAAGGTTATTAACCGAGGAAAATATAGAACTTATAAAGCAGATCAAGATCAAGAATGTACATTTTGCGTGGGATAACATAGCCGATGAAAAGGTAATTGTACCAAAGTTAAAGTTATTCAAAGAAAAGACCGGATTAGACAAAAGAAAAATTACGGTTTATGTGCTGACAAATTTTAATAGCACATTGCAGGAAGATTTACACCGCGTTTATACGCTTAGAGAGATTGGAGCCGCGCCGTACATAATGATTTACGAAAAACAGACCGCACCAAAGGAAATTAAAGACCTGCAAAGGTGGGTTAATAATCGGATCATTTGGTACAGCAGCGAAACGGCAACATTTGAAGATTACAGAGGCGACACAAAGACCAAAAGGAGGGCAACATGAATAGCGTACATTTTAGCACCGGTAAAGACGATTGGGGAACCCCGCAGGATCTTTTCGATGCACTCAATAAAGAATTTAATTTTACATTGGATCCATGCGCAGACGATAACAACCACAAATGCGACAAGTATTACACCATAGAGCAGGACGGTTTGGCGCAATCATGGGCGGGCGAAACAGTATTTTGCAACCCGCCGTACAGCAGAAAGACCAAGACAAACGCCGGTCAAATTGCATGGGTTGAAAAATGTTACAAAGAGGCGACCGAGGGGGGGATCATCGTGGTTATGTTGATACCTGCCCGCACCGACACAATAATGTTTCACGATTACATTTTAGGCAAAGCAGAAATACGATTTATCAAAGGGCGTGTTAATTTCGAGGTTGACGGAGAGAAAAGCAAGGATCCGGCACCATTCCCAAGCATGATCGTAGTATTTCGAGGAAATCAGCCCACAAGCGAAATTAAAAGCGTGACGGTGTAGCAGGGAGGTTATACGGTGGAACTTTTAACAGAGGATATAGCGCGCGAATACAGAGATAGAGCCGCAAAGCTACCGTATAACGGTATGCAGGATATTGGAGAGCGCAGGCGGTTACGCCTAGAGTTGCAGGAGCGATGCGGCGTAACCGAATTAGAGGCAATAAACATTTTAAACGGTTTTCATACAGATGTTTATTGTATGAAATATTGGATTAAGGCGCGAGAGGCAAGAGAAGGAAAACCGGAGCCGCGCAGAAAGAAACAGCGCAGGCAATACGGTTATTAGGTGGAAAGAATGAAACCAAAGAAATTTTATATTATAAGACCGGAAATAGAAATAGAGTACATCAAACACCCATTATTAGGGCGGCTATATATCCTATTCAATTATTGGCGATTTGTAAAAGTCGGTTTCTATTGGATATATACATACAAGGTTTATTATATTGCATTTCCGAGGATATACAGAAAGGCAGAATATGAGTAAAACAAAAAGCATTGTAACGGACTATGACAAAATATGTTTCTTTTGTGGCGATCCGGCAGAGTGCGAACATCATTTATTATTTGGCAATGGCATTAGAGAGTTGGCAGAGCAGGACGGCTTAAAAGTACCGGCGTGTAATAGATGTCACAATATGGGCGCGACAATAGAGCGCGTGCATGAAAATATCATGGCTGAAAAGTTATCTAAGATGTTAGGGCAGGCGGTTTACGAAGGAAAGATTGGAACGCGGGAAGAATTTAGAAAGCGTTACGGCAAATCGTATTTGTAGGAGGTGCGCATGGCATTATCTGAATTGGTAACAGCTTTACAGCAGCAGGCAATGATGCAGCGGGAGAAAGAAAGCGAATTATTAAAAAGCATCGCCGCATTATCAGACTATGAAACGGCAGAGGCAGCAGCCGACATTTACGCAGCAGAAAAGCACGCGTATTCATTTGACGGCTATTTATACCAACTTGAAAAGCTGCAAACAGTATTAGCCGCCGGAGTACCGGCAGAGTTGGCATTAGAGGCGGTAGACAGTTGCGCCGATGCAGCAACAATTATTAGTTTTTATAGAGGAGGTACAGCGTGAACAAATGTATTTTCATGGGTAGATTGACGAGGGATCCGGAAATTCGCTACACACAAGGCGAAAAGCCGGTGCCGGTTGTCAACTACACATTAGCAGTAGATAGAAGATTTAAAAGAGAGGGCGAACCTTCGGCAGATTTTATAAATTTTGTAGCGTATAGCACAGCCGCCGAGTTTGCGGAAAAGTATTTTAAGAAAGGCACAAAGTTAGTAGTAACGGCGCGTTGCCAAACAAGATCATATACAAACAATGAGGGCAAGAAAGTATATGTTACGGAATTTATTGTAGAGGATCAAGAGTTTGCGGAAAGCAAGCGGGCAGCAGGAAACGAACCGGCGGGCGATGAATTTATGCAGGTGCCGGACGATGCAGATTTACCATTTAACTAACAAGGAGGAAAAGCAAATGCGAGTAATTTCAATCATCAGTTTAAAAGGCGGCACCGGAAAGACAACAACAGCCGTAAACATTGCGTACACATTGGCAACAGTACACAATAAAAAAGTTTTGATTATCGACAATGACAAGCAGGGGAATACCTCAAAATCATTTAAAAGATATGATACAGAGGACACCAACACCATAGCGCGGGTTATGCTGCAAAGAAATGTTGATGTTTCCGAGGTTATCAAAAGTACAGCTTATGAGGGTATCGACATTATAACCGCAAATATGGACTTGCTAGAGGCAAACCTGCGCACCATTGTAGACACCGGCAGGCAGCAGCAAACGAGATTTAAAAAGGCGTTGGAAAATGCAAAGGTAATTGATCGCGGTTGGGCTAAATTTGATTATTTACCATTAACGGAGGCATACGATTATTGCATCATAGACAACGCACCCGATATTAACATGAGCATTATTAACGCGCTTGTAATGTCAAATGATGTTATCGTGCCTATATTCATGGATCAGTATTCATTTGACGGTTTAGACATTCTGTTAGACCAAATAGCGCAGGTAAAAGAAGATTTTAACGAAAATCTCAATTTTGCCGGTTGCCTCATTACGCAATACCAAAATAACGAGGTAAACAATCAAGGTATAGAATGGTTAAAGGCGCATGATATACCGATTTTTAAGCAGCAGATCCGCCGGACAGAAAAGAAAGTAAGCGAAAGCACATTTGCAAAAATGCCGCTTGTGGAATATTCCGTAAGATGCGGCGCGGCGCAGGATTATAAAAAATTCGTATTGGAATATTTGGAGGGCAGAAATGAAAGCAATTAAATTTAAAGCCAAATGCCCTTATGAAATAGGCGACAAGATACAGTTTGAAAAGGGCGGCGAAACAAAGATAATGCAGATTACGGATATTATAACGCAGGTAAGTGCAAAGACCGGTAGCATCACATTTATTTTAGAGTTAGACGGTTGGTACAAGCTAAACACGAATTTACACGATGTAAAAATACCGTAACGCCTAGTATTTACTAGACGAAATACCCAAATTAGGTACACAAAGGAGGCAGGCAAATGGGCTTTAATATCAATAGTTTTTTGAATGATGAAAGCAAGAAAGAAATAAAAAGTGATTGGAAACCGGTTAAATTGAGTGTACACAAATTAAGACCGGCAGCGGGCAAAGAAAACTTTTACCACATGGACGATAGAGAGGTAGAAGAAACAGCCCGCACAATCGAATTAGTGGGAATACAGCAATATCCGGTTGTAAAACCGGTTGAGGGTACGGACGAATACGAGATTATCGCCGGACACAAAAGGCGGCTTGCAGTTTTAAAGTTAATTGCAGAGGGTAAGACAGAATATGAAATGATCCCTTGCAAGATTGAAAGCGCAACCGACAGCATCAGAAACCGTTTAATTTTAATCTTTACAAATTCCACACAGCGCGAAAGAACCGATTACGAGAAAATGCAGGAAATAAAAGAGGTTCGCAAGCTGTTAGAGGAATGGCAGAAAAATAACGAGTTATCGGGCAAGCTGCAAAACATCATTGCCGAGGTTTTAGGCACCAACAAAACCAAAGTAGGCACATTAGAACACATAGACGGCAAGTTAATAGAACCGTTTAAAGAAGAATTTGCAGCGGGAAAGATTAGCACCCATGCAGCAAATGAGATAGCCGGATTAGACGAGGCGGCGCAGCAGGTATTATATGAAACCTACAAAGAAACCGGATCATTAACCGCCAAAGATGCAAGGGCGATTAAGGAACCGGAAAAGCCGCAGGCGGCAGCCAAAGAGCCGCCAAAAGAGGCAGAGGCGAAAGAAACCCCGAAGGAACCGGAAACGCCCGAAAATGAGGCGCAGGACGAGCCACAGCCGCAATTTATGAATGAACCGGAAACCAAAGTAACATATAATCAGCCGTTACCGGACACCACAGACCGCCGATCACTCATAATTAACGGCAGAATTAACCGATACAAGGAATTTAACGGCATGACGGTTAATTATTTCATGGGTGCGGTTATCGGTTCCGATCTATTCGATACGCAGTTTTGGGAAGGTTGGAAAGAAAACACCGGCGCAAAATGGGAATACATAGCAGATTACGCCGGAACAAAGACCACATACACCGTACAGACCGACACAACCGAGAAATGCGAGGCACTTTTAACAGATACCGGATTAGAGGTTTTAAGAGTGGCAGCAGGACAAACGGCGGTTATCAGATACGAGGAATTGGCAGAACTCATAGACATTATGATCTATACGAAAGTAATTGAAATAACCACCATAGAAAGCGATTTAAAGTATTGGGCGGCACGCACAACCAAAGAATTAGCGGCGGTTAGTAATTACTTGACGGAAAATGAAATTTATGTATTGCAGGATCTTATGATGAAATGCAAGGAAAGGGCGGGCAGATAATGGAAAATAATTTAGCTTATATATGCAGCCCATACAGAGGAAATATTATTGAACGGTTCCGCAATATCCGGTACGCAAGATATATAACAAAGATTGCGTTAGATTTAGGTTACACGCCGATAACAACGCATTTGTATTTAACGCAGGTACTTGATGATAAAGTACCGATGCAGAGGCGGCGCGGATTAAGAGCCGGACAAGATATTTTAAACGCCTGCGGCACAATTATTATAGGCGCGCGATATGGCGTAAGTGAGGGCATGGCAGCAGAGATAAAGGCAGCCAAAGGCAAAAATACAATTATCATACCATAGGAGGACTTATGACACCGGAAGAAAAAGCGGCAGAGGCAGAAAAGAACCTGCAGGAAATATTCAAAGAAGATCCGGAATTAAAAAAGGCGTTCAAAGAAACTATTGCAGAAATGAAAAAGCCGGAGAATATAAAAAGAGATGCGGCGGCAGCAGCAAAAGCATTTAATAAAATTATGGAGGTAGCACGCAATGGCAAAGGGAATTAAGTTAAACAGAGAACAATATAAAAGAGTTAAACGCATGGATCATAAGCAAATGGAAACTTTTATTGTGAATATGTATAACGAGGGTTTCGAGGACGGAAAAAAGGCAGCGGGCAGCAGGGTTAAGCCTTCAGACATTGCAAGCGTATTAGTAGACATTAAGGGCGTAGGAACCAAGAAAGCCGCCGAAATCATGGCAGCAGTAAACAAATTATACGAGGGAGGCGCAAAATGATGTTATCAGAAATCGTAGAAAAGACAGAACGGACAGCGGGGGGGTAGTGACAGCCACCGGCACCTGCAAATTTTGTAAGCAGATAGCAACGCGCAAGGCGTTAAAGGAATGGAGCCAAGAGGAAATAGACGAATTGGCAACAGAAACTTGCGAATGTATAGACGCGCGTATATATGCACATAAGAAAAGCCAAAAAGAAAGAGCGCATAGCAGAATAGATCTTTTATTTGGCGCAGAAAACAAAGCCGTTACGGTTCCCGATGCAGCAGTAACCCTGCTGCATAAAGCCGTTTACCCAATATGCGAAGGGTTTATTACAGCCATTACCGTAGACATTGGAAACGGTGTAAAAGGCAAGATTAGTATTACATCAAAGGGAATTGTAAAGGTAGCGCGAACAAAAACAGATACAAGCACATACGAGGCGTAGGAGGCACGATGCGAAAAGGTAAAATAATTTGTATTGACATTGAAACAACCGGATTAAACAGAGATACAGACGAGATCCTGCAGGTTGCGATCATCAATGGCAGAGGGAAAACGCTTTATAATTCCTATATCAGACCGGAAAAGGCGCGATCATGGAAAGAGGCAGAGGAAATAAATAAAATCGGTTGGGAGGCAGTAAAGAACGCCCCGACATTGCGGCATGAGAAACGGAAAATTGAAAAGATTTTGAAAAAAGCAGGCTTAATCATCGGTTACAATCACAAAGGGTTTGATTTGCCGTTTATGGCAGCTAAAGGCATAAATACAGCAGTAAAGGCGGCTATTTATGATGTTATGTTAGAGTTTGCGCCGGTAGCGGGAGAATATGACGAAAAACACGATTGCTATAAATGGAAACCGCTAACATATTGCGCCGATTATTACGGCTACACAAATTATAAACCGCATGATGCGTTAGAAGATGTGCGGGCAACGCTGCATTGTTATTTCGCGATGCAGAGAGGAGGCAAGCGATGAACAAAAGACAGAGAAAGAAACAGTTTAAAAAGCGTTTTGGGTTCAATCCACCGCGCAACATTTCCATACAGACCGCAACGCGGATTATGGAGAATAAAGAAAGCATTATTGCAGCCTGCGAGAGATTAAAAGCGGCGATAAATGATTTATGGGAACATATAAAGAAACCATTATTAGAGTTGGTAGAGGCTTTAAAGGAAATTAAAACCGCGTCTATAGACCACATAGAAAGGAACCGCAGGCAATATGTAGCGTTGGCGAATTTCCAAAGCAAGGTATTATTGCAGCAGCGGCAGCAGGAAAGGAAGGTAATGCAGATTGAAAGCAGTTTTAACATACACAACCATGATAGACGGTAAGGCGGTAGAAGAAACAAAACTTTTCGACACCGCAAAAGCAAAGAAAATTTGCGATGTTAAAAACAGTTTTGGTTATAAGGTGCAGGAAATCTACATAACACCTAAAAATATTTTGTTTCTACACAATACAAATCAAGGTAGCTTAGAGGTAGCAGATCAAAAGGCTTGTAAGAAGTGGATCGGCGAGCATGAGCCGGAAAAGTACATTAAATTTTTCGGAGAAGTGGAGGAAGGCTAACAATGGCAGTAACAAAGGAAATCAAGGAAACAATAGCAGTAACCATAGACGAAGTATTTAAGAAAATGAATAGTATTTCGTGGTTGGAACGCCAAAAGGCAATGAAGGACGAGGCATTTAAAAATACAGAAAAGATCTTGTATTGTTTTAATATCCTCAAAGAACACGTTGCAGACGAAAAAGAATATATTGCAATGATGCAAAAGCAAACATCGGGCAGCGTGGTTAAATATTCCAAAAACAAGGTTGAAAAGCCGGACGAAGATCAATTATTAGAGGATAGAATAGCATCATACAACCGCAGCAAATCAGATGTAGACCGCATAGAAAAGGCACTAAAGAAAATCAAAGGGCGCAAGGGTTACGAGGTTATAGAGTACCGGTATTTAAAGCGCAAGGGCGAAAAGCAAGACGAAATTTACACATACGAGGAAATAGCGGATATTTTAGCGGGGCAGCAGGGCTATAATGAGAACTTAAACGAAAAGACCGTAAGAAATTATAAAAATACATTGGTTCGCGATATGGCGGTATTTTTATTTGGTTCCGATGCAATATAGGCGGCAGGGCGCATAATGAGGCGCAAACCGGCAGCAGGAGAACATAAAACGGCACTTGACAACACGCCCGATTTAACACCCTTCACAAGTCCGTTTAACTATGTTAAAATAATTACAATTCATAATTTGGCGATTTACAAGGCGGCGTTTTCTAACCATGAAAACAGCCGCTTTATTTTTATGTGCGGAGGTGTATATAGTGGCATTGATGAAGTATTGCAACAGAAACGGCTGCAATAAATTAGTACCGCAGGGCGTTAGGTATTGCGCAGCGCATACGATAGACAAGACCGCAGAGAATAGAGAACGGCACAAAGAATATGATGCACATTGCAGGAACCAAACGGCAAAGGCTTTTTATAATAGCAGCGAATGGAAAGCGGCAAGGGCTAGAGCGTTGGCAAGAGATACCGGCATAGATATTTATTTGTATATCACAGAAGGTAGAGTAGTACCCGCCGACATGGTGCATCACATTGTAGAGTTGCAAGAAGATTATACAAAGCGTTGCGATATTGATAACTTAATAAGCGTATCAGATACAACGCACAAATCTGTTATAGATAAGGCGTACAAAGACGAGATAAAGAAGGCACAGATGCAACAGACACTAAGGGAGTGTGTAAGAGAGTACCAACGGAGGGTTAATGGGTAGGGGGTGCAAAAAAGTTTTTACCCGCCTGCCCCTAGACCGCAGCCCACCTAAATTCCCGCAAAAACTCCCTAAATGAGATTTTTTGAAAGGGGGTTGCAGGAGAATGGCAAGACCAAGACAACCGGTAGACTTAATAGCCGCAAAAGGGCGTAAACACTTGACGATCCAAGAATATGTAGATAGAAAAAATGCAGAGGTAACAGCCCCCGCAGACAATGTAAAACCGCCCGATTTTTTAACAAAAAAAGAGAAAGAAAAGTTTGACGAATTGGCAAAACAGTTAGTTGATTTAAAAATTATGACTAACTTAGATTGCGATGTATTGGCGCGGTATATTAAGGCTGAAAGCGAATATATCAAAGTAACAAAGCAGTTACAAAAGATTAAGTTTACACCGGATAAAAAAAGCATGGTTCCGGCAGATGCGCAGTTAGCGGAACAATACGCGCAATACAATTATCTTTCCAAAATACAAAATAGGCTTATGAAAGCCTGCAACGAAAACGCAAAGGAATTAGGCTTGACGATTTCGAGCAGGTGCAAATTAGTGATACCAAAAGAAAAAGAAGAAAAACCGCAAAACAAATTTATGAAACACGCGCAGTAATACATGAGCAGAATTATAAAGACAGCGGATCGGGTATCACAATTTGCAGAAAAGAACCTAAAGAACAAAAAAGAGTTTGGAGAAGATGCGCGGTTAGCGTTTAAGAGGCATTTAAACGATCTGAAAAGGTCAGAGAAAGACGATCCGGAATTTCCGTATATTTTTGTACCGGAAAAAGCAGAGGACATTATAGAACTTGCCAACAAGCTAACAATAGCAGAGGGCGAGGGCAACGAAACATTTACCTGCGCCGGTTTCCAAGAGTTTATTTTAGGTTCCCTTTTTGGTTGGGTGCATAAAGAAACCGGAAAACGCCGCTTTACTGATAGTTATGTACAAGTAGCAAGGCAGCAGGGAAAAAGTGTTTTAAATGCAATATTGGGTATTAAATGCAGCAATTTTGATAATTACAATTACGCCCAAATATATTGTACGGCAACCAAGCAGGATCAAGCACGAATTGTATTAAATGAAATATCAAAATTCATAAATGCAGATGCAGACCTGCAGGAATTGTTTGAAATAAAAGATTATAAGAGCGAGATCATCGCTAAACTAACAAATGCAGTAGTTAGAGCGTTGGGGCGTGATACAAAATCAATAGACGGTTTTAGACCGTATTTAGGTATTGTAGACGAATACCACGCGCACAAAGATAACCAAATGTACAAGCTGTTAAAAGGCGGTACAAGAAAGTTAAAACAATCGTTAATATCAGTAATAACAACGGCGGGTTTCAATTTGAACGCGCCCTGCTATGAATTGTATAAATATTGCCGGAGGGTTTTACGCGGAATTGATGTAAACCACCGGCAATTTATTTATATCGCCCAAATGGACGAAAAGGACGATATTTGGGATCCGAAAAATTGGATCAAATGTTGCCCGCTAACCGGAAATGATCCCGAATTGATTTCGCAAATGTTGGAAGATGCGAAAAAAGCTAAATCAATGGGCGGCGAGGAATTGCGCGATTTCTTGACAAAATCGCTAAATATATGGGTAACAAATGCAGAAACGGCATTTATCAATTTAGCAGAGTGGGAAAAGTGCGCAAGCAAAAAAACGCTAGAAGATTTCAGAGGCAAAAAGGCAATATGCGGCTTAGATTTATCAAGCGGCGGCGATTTAACATCGCTTGCCTTAATATTCCCGCATGAGGATCCAAAAACCGGCGACAAAAAATATTATATATATTCTCATTCATTCATACCAAAAAGGCGTATGCAAGAACACATGGATAAAGAGGATAATGCGCCGTATGTGATTTGGGAAAAAGAGGGCTTATTAACCGTTACAACAGCAGCAGGCGCCATAAAGACGGATTACAAAACGATTTTAGCGCACCTGCATAGGATTGTAGACACATACGAAATAGATTTAACGGCGATAGGTTACGATCCGCATAATGCAAGCGCATTTTTGTTAGATCTTGAAGATTTCGGGTGCGATTTGGTGGAAATAAAGCAAAGTGCAAGAAGTCTAAACGATGCAACGGTAGATTTTCAATTAGAGGTAGAGGCACACAATATAGAATACAACGAAAAAAATGTGCTTTTAACCCGATCTATGAACGATGCTATTTTATCGGAGCCTAACAGTTTCGGCGAAATTAAGATAGACAAAATGTTACAAAAGAACCGTATAGATCCATGTGATGCGGTTATATGCGCGCACAAATTGGCAATGGGCGTAGAAGTAGAAGAAATTACAACAGATCAAAGCGTAGAGGCTTATTTAAAAATGTTTGAAGAAAAGGCAGGTGTAAATGAAGATTGAAACTATTTGAAAAAATAAAAAATATGTTTAACAAAGTGCTAAGACCGGCAGCAGGCGCAAACGATGAAAAACTATTAGAGTGGTTAGGAATATCGGGAACGCCTAAAAAGGTATTAAGCGAGGTAACATATTTTACCTGCCTTAAAATGCTATCCGAAACATTGGCAAAAATGCCTATTAAATTCTATCAGCAGACAGAAAAAGGGGTAGAGAGGGCAGAACCAAACGCAGCATACGAGTTATTAAAGACAAGACCAAACCCGCAAATGACACCCTCCGTATTTTGGGGCGCAGTAGAAAACAACCGCAATCATTACGGAAATGCTTATGTATGGATCCGGCGGCAGTTTAACCGGAAAAAATACGGCGGCGAAATGGTTATTAAGGACTTATGGATCATGCCTTCGGCAGACACAACGATCGTTATTGATGATAAGGGCGTATTTGGTGCCGCAGGCGATATTTATTATTGGTATACCGACAAATACAGCGGCGAAAGTCACATTTTCCCTTCAGCCGATGTAATGCACTTTAAAACCTCATTATCTTTTGACGGTTTAAGCGGCGCGCCGGTAAGGGATATTTTAGCGGCAACGATACAAGGCGGCTTAGAAAGTCAAAACTTTATGAATAATCTTTATAAAGGCGGCTTGACAGCAAGGGCAGCCCTGCAATACACCGGCGATTTATCGCCAAAACTTGAAAAAGCGTTAATTGCAAGGTTGGAAGAATACGCAAACGGCGCAAATAACGCCGGTAAGTTTATACCGATACCGATCGGCATGAAATTAGAGCCGTTAAACATCAAATTAACAGATAGTCAGTTTTTCGAGTTGAAAAAGTACAGCGCATTGCAGATAGCGGGCGCATTTGGCATTAAGCCAAACCAAATTAACGATTACGAGAAAAGCAGCTATGCCAACAGCGAAATGCAAAACATTTCTTTCTATATTGACACAGAATTATATATTTTAAAGCAGTATGAGGAGGAAATAAATTATAAGTTGTTGGAGCCAAGCGAAACAAGCGCGGGCAAGTATTACAAATTCAATGAAAATGTTATTTTGCGTACCGATGCAAAGACACAAGAGGAAATTTTAACTGGATATGTGCAAAACGGCATATATACGCCAAATGAGGCGCGGGAGTATGTAAACAAACCGAGGTTAGAAGGTGGCGATGATTTGATTTGCAACGGAAACTATATAAAGGTTGCGCAGATTGGCATAGAAGAAAAAAAGAAAGGAGGAGGCGAAAGTGGCTAAAATCTTAGAATTGCAGAAAAAGGACAAAAAAGGCAAGTGCAGGACGGTCGGCAGCATCGAGATTAAAAACCAAACAGAGGCAGCCGCAGACCTTTATTTTTTCGGCGACATTAACAGCGAGAGTTTGGGAGAATGGCAAAAGTATTACCCCGATGATAAAGCCCCAAAAGATGTACAAGACTTTTTAGATCAGCTTGACGGCGTTTCAAAAATCAATGTACACATTAACAGCGGCGGCGGTTCAGTATTTGGCGGTATTGCTATTTACAATATTTTAAAACGGCACAATGCGGAAATTGTTGTGTATGTAGAGGGATTAGCGGCGAGCATTGCAAGCGTTATAGCAATGGCAGGCGATAAAATTATTATACCGGCAAATGCGCAAATGATGATCCACAAACCAAGTAGCATTACATGGGGAAATGCGGACGATATGCGCAAAGAGGCAGATATTTTAGACGGTTGCCAAAAGGTTATTTTAAATACCTATATGCAGCACGCAAAAGACGGCGTAACAGCCGAAGAAATAAACGCCCTCATAGATGCGGAAACATGGAAAAACGGCGAAGAATGGCAAGAATATTTCGATATTGAAGTATCAGAAAAGAGCCAAGCAGCAGCCTGCGAAAGCGAATATTTCGACAAATACAACAATTTGCCGGATAAGCTAAAAGAGCAGCCGGAACCACCGCAGCTTGATATTGACGATTTAGCGGAAAAGGTAGCGGAAAAAATCAAAAATGTGCTATCGGAACCGCCAAAAGAGCCAAAGGCAGCAACGGAAACAGAAAAGAGAATAGCAGAGTTGTTAGAGGATTTAGATTTAGTTTGATCTAAGTCCTTTATTTTTTATCAAAAACAAGGAGGATATAACCACATGAACAAAGAATTAAGAGAATTGTTAGACAGTATCAAGAACAAAAAGCAGGAAGTTAAGGATCTTTGCAAGGCGGGCAAAATTGAAGATGCAGCAAAGGCAAAGGAAGAATTAAAAGACCTGCAGGCACAGTTCGATCTGCTTTATGATTTAGAGGCAGACAAGTTAGACGATATGGAAGATAAGGCAGCAGCCGGAACCGCTAAAAAGGTTTTGGATAAGACAAAGAACATCGCAAACGCTTTTGTAAATGCAATCAAAGCAGCGGTAGGCAAGGGCGCATTGTCAGACGAGGACAAAGAGATCTTAAATTCCATGAACGAAGGAAAGGACGAGGACGGCGGTTTAACAGTACCAAAGGATATTAGAACAGCCGTAAAGGAATTAAGAAGAACAGAGGACGCATTAGAAACGCTTGTAAATGTTGAGCGTGTAAGCACATTAAGCGGCAGCAGGGTTATTGAGCGTTACGCAGATCAGACACCATTTGACAATGTGGACGAGGCGGCAGAGTTTCCGGAGGTTTCTACACCACAGTTTGAAAAGATTGATTACAAGGTTAAGAAAAAGGGCGGCATTTTAAAGGTTACGCAGGAATTATTGAGCGATACAGCAGAAAATATTATTGCGTACCTCAAAAAGTGGATTGCTAAGAAAGCAAAGGCAACAAGAAACTTTATGATCGTTAAGAAGATCCGCGAGATTACAGCAGATGCGGAGGTGCCGGTAGAAGATTTGGACGATCTGAAAAAGATTTTCAATATTTTACTTGATCCTGCGATTGCATTAACAGCGGGCGTAGTTACTAACCAAGACGGCTATAATTGGCTTGATACCTTAAAGGATAAAGATGGCAAGTATATTTTGCAGCCGGATCCAACAAAGCCTACAAGTATGCTTTTGTTTGGCAAATATCCGGTTAAGAAGGTAAGCAATAAGACAATGCCAAGCGTAACCGTTGAGGGCGGTTATAAAGTGCCTATTGTATGCGGCGATTTGAAAGAGGCTATTACAATTTTCGATCGTGAAACATTGACTATTGATATTTCCGACAAGGCAGGCGATTTATGGAAAACCGATCAGACCGGCATCAAGGTTAGAGAGCGTTTAGACATTCAGAGCGTAGACGAGGAGGCGATCATCATGGCAGAGCATTTGATCGTAACCGATAGTGACGGCAACGGCACATATACGCAGGAAGAATTAGAGGCAATGACAAAGGCTGAAATTTTGGCAGCAGCTACCCAATTAGGGTACACAATGACAACAACCGAGGCTAGCAAGAAAGAAGAAATCATTGCAGACTTTTTAGCGCAGCAGGGCGCGTAATATACGATGCGGCGGGGTAAAACCTGCCGCATATTAAGGCAGGTGTAACAATGATAACATTACAAGAGGTTAAAGAGTATGCAAGGATTGATGTAGACGAGGACGATCAGTTATTGCAAAATATCCTTATACCGGCAGCGGTTGAATATCTGAAAAACGCAACCGGCAAAGAGTACCCGACAAATGATGAGGCGGGCAACGCGATTAACTACACACTTGAAAAAGTGTACTTGCAATTACTTATTGCCTATTGGTATGAGCATCGCGCACCGGTTGGAAAAGTTGGGGAAGATTTCACATATTCAACAAAATCAATTATGCTGCAATTACAAAATAAGTAGGTGGCGGCATGGATATAGGAAGAACAAATAAAAGAATTTCATTTTGCAGATATACAGAAAAGGAAAACGAGTTATTACAGACAGAGCAGGTATTGGAAGTTGTAAAAACGGTTTGGGCGAGCGTGGAGCCGACAAGGGGCAGAGAGTACCAAGAGGCGCAGCGCATTAGACCGGAATTAACCTACAAAATAACAACCCGATACCACAAGGAAGTAACGCCGGATATGTTTATTAAATTCAAGGATCGTTATTTTCAAATTATTTCAATAATCAATGTCAGAGAGCGCAACGAGATGTTAGAAATTATTTGCACCGAGAAGATCACAGAGGAACCGGCAGCAGAAAATATAACATTAAATGCGAATGACAAATAGCGAATAAGGAGGTATAATAGAGAAAAACATATAGGAGGCGGCAAGCTATGAAAGATTTTTTGATAACATTGTGTTTAGGGTGGTTGGGCGTACACCGATTTATGCAAAAGAAATACATAACCGGCGCAATATGGTTTTTTACATTAGGGTTATGCGGCATAGGTTGGGCGGTTGATACACTTATAGCACTTGTAAAGGTAGTAAACGAAAAGAAACCACAGACGACGCAGCAGACCACACAAAACCCGAAAAACGAACAAAAGATCGGGGGGGGTACAGCCTATTGGCAATACTCCAAAAACGCATAACGCGCAAAGCGACAATACGGTAAAGGTATTTACAAAAGCGCAGATAGAGGCAATGTCAAAAGCAGATATTTTAAACATGGCAGCAGGATTAGGGTACACAATGACAACGGTTGAAAGAAATGCAAAAGATATGATTGTTAATGATTTTATAGAGCAGCAGGACAAACAACCAAGTACAGACAAAAGAAAATGGCTTATTAAGTCTTTCAAAACGGAAATCGTGGGAACATTTGCAAAATGTGACTTAGATAAAAGTTACAATAGAGAAGAAATTGTGTGTTCATTAAAGCCGAATAGTAAGCTATATTTGGAATATTGGGAATACAAAGGCGAACCCGCATTTTATGTTTGTTGCAACGGAGTAGATGCAGGTTGCGTACCGGCGGTTATATCTAAAACATTGCACGAGGTATACAAAGATTGCGAAATAACGGTAGTATTACGAGGCGAGGCAGAGTATAACTCACACGATGATTTAATACAAAAAATCTTAATAGAAGTATATAAATAATTTCGGAGGGTTCGCCCTCCTTTTTATTTTATCGGGAGGCACTATGGCAGAGGGTTTTGATTTTCAAATTGACGGCTTAGAGGAATTGGAAAGAGATTTGAAAGAGGCAATAAGAAAAGCACCGGCACAAGCGGAAGAAACACTAATAGAAATTGCAAAAGATTTCAAAAAGTCAGCCAAAAAGCGGGCAAATTCGGAATTAAAGCCACATGACAGAGAGGGCGACCAAAAGAAAAAAGCAATTAAAAGAAAATGGGGGCATAAATTGGTTGATGATAATGTTGGCGCAACGGTTTTAGTGTGGAATAGTGCGCGACATTTTCATTTAGTCGAAAATGGTCACAATCTTGTAAAAGGTGGTCAAATCATCGGGTTTGTGGCAGGCAAACACATTATGGAAAAAACGCGTAATGAGTATGAAAATATCGTGCCGCAACGGTTTGAACAAATGATTGACGATATTTTAAAGGAGGGCGATTTAGATTAGATATGCAGAGATAAAAACGGCGATCAATACGCTGTTAAAAAGCAAATACCCCTATAAGATTTACGGCAAAGAAATAAAAGAGGGTTACAAAGTCCCATGTTTCTTTACAGAAATTGTAGACAAGGGCAGCAAAGCAGAAACACAAAATTTTACCGGCGGCGGCTTTACAATAAAAATCACATATTTTCAGAGTGAAAAGAACGAATTGGATCAGCTTGAAAAGGTAGACGAAATAAAAGACCTTTTCGGGCTGATTTTTTGCGTTGGAGAAAGGCGGCTAACGGTCGGCGAGTATTCGCATGATTACATCGGGGAATATTCCGATATTTTGCAAATTAGTATTGATATTGATTACAAAGAGAATACACAGAAACAAGAAACAGCACCAATAGCAGAAGGCGTAGATGTAAACATCACGCAAGGTTAGAAAGGAGTAAAAAGCAATGGGCGCACCTAGTATGGATATTCAGTTTATCGAAAGAGCAATAACAGCAATCACAAGAGGAGAAAGAGGCATTGTTTTATTGTGGGTAAAAGATGCACTACCGGCAGCAGCAGTAAACCCTGCAACAGTAATTTTGGAAAGCGATATTCCAAGCGGTTTAAGCGATGCAACAGTAGAACAGATTAAACTTGCAATGTTCGGATATACCAACGCACCTAAGAAGGTTTTAGTGTACGGTATGGGAATTACAGAAGATGCAGAAACGGAGGCAGTAGAGGCGGGATATAAAAAGGCTATGGAAGTATCGGAAACGGTAAAATTTGATTATTTAGCAATCCCGACAGTAGAAACAGACGGAAAGGCGCAGGATATTGCAACATGGGTTAAGTCAATGCGCGATACCAAGAAAAAGAAGATTAAGGCGGTATTGCCAAACACAGCGGCAGATCACGAAGGTGTAATCAATTTTACAACGGATAAGAATGTAAAGACGGAAACCGTAACAGAAAAGGACGGCACCAAAACAACGGTAGATATTGTTTACACAGCAGAGCAGTATTGCGCGAGAATTGCCGGCTTAATTGCCGGTACACCGCTAACAATCGCCTGCACATACGCACCACTAAACGAATTATCGGATTGTACAAGATTAACCGACATTGACACACCGGTAGACAATGGCGAATTTATCGTTTTCTATGACGGCGAGAAAGTAAAGGTTGTAAGAGGCGTTAATAGCTTTAAAACAACCGTAGACGGCAAGGGCGAGAGTTTCAAGAAGATAAAGATCGTTGAGGCTATGGATATGATCAACGATGATATTATTAAGACCGCGCAGGATAGTTATTTAGGAAAGTACGCAAACAGCTATTCCAACAAATGCCTGCTTATTTCCGCAATTAGTGGATATTTCGCGCAGTTAAAGCGTGACGGTATTATTAGCAGTTATTCAGTTTCTTTAGATGCAGAGGCGATCCGCATTTACTTAAAGAGCAAGGGATTAAAGGCAACTTTAGACGATGGAACTATTAAAGAGGTTGACGAGTGCAGCGATGAAGAAATTATAACAGCAGACACCGGATCATTTGTATTTTTAAAGGGCAATGTAAAAATCTTAGATGCAATCGAAGATATTAAAATGCCTATTTATATCTAAGGAGGTAAGGAACAATGAAAGGTTTTAGACCGGAGCAGGTTATTAACGGAACATGGGGCGAGGTTTGGTTTGATAATGAGTATTTGGCGCAGGTTACAGCGTGCAAAGCAGAGGTAGGATTTAAGAAAACCGCAATTACGCAGGTACAAAGTTTAGTTGACGGTCAGAAAATTACCGGATTAGAACCAAAAGGCGAATTAAAGCTGCATCATATTAACAGTTTCGTAATGAAAAAGGTTAGCGATGCAGTAAAAGCCGGAAAAACCCCGACACACACCATTATTTCAAATGTAGCCGATCCCGATGCAATCGGGGCAGAGCGCGTAGCGTATTATAATTGCGTGCTTGACAAAATGATCCTTGCAGATTGGGAGGCAGGAAAGACCTGCGAGGAAAGTTACGGCTTTACTTTTGGAGATTGGGAACCGATGCAGACAATTTAACAACAATAACCGAAGGGCTGCATCGTGCAGCCCTTTATTTTTCAGTAAAGGAGATATAAGACAATGAATTTAGTAGAAAAGTTAATGGCAGTAGATAAAGGCGAATTTAACAAAATTGAGAAAAAGGAGATCCCAAGCAAGCAGCTATCTAAACTTGTGGGAGAAGATGCGAAGGTAACAATTCAAGCAGTAGACGGCGATCTTTTCGGCGCACTTTCCGCAAGTGGGTTAGACGAGGCAGGGGAGGTTGATTACGGCAGAGCGTTTAGCACAAATGCCAAGATCGCAGCCGCAGGCATTGTAGATCCAGATCTGAAAAACGAGGGATTATTAAGACATTTGGGAGTTGCTACACCGGCAGATGCAGCAAAGAAGATTTTTAAAGGCGAAATTAACAAAATTTCCACAGAGATCGCAAAGTTAAGCGGTTTTGAAAATGAAGAAACAACGGATAAAGAAGTAAAAAACTAATTCAAAGCGATAGGGAGGTACAAATGGATTACCTGCACTATCGCTTTAAAAATTGGAAACCTTTTGAGTACATGAGCCTGCCCGAAGGTCAAAAGCGGATAGCAAGGGCGTATATGCGGCAGGAAATGGCAGACAAAGACGAGATAAACGAACAAATAAATAAAATGTTGGGAGGTGCATCGTAATGGGTAGGGTAATAAGTACGGCAATACAGTTTATTGACGGTTTCACAAAGCCTTCAAAAGAAGTTATAGACAGCATGAAAAAAATGGCAAACAACATAGAAAAGGGCGCAAAACAGATCCAAAATGCGGGCAAAACCATTTCTAATGTTGGATCCACTCTCACAACAGCGATTACCCTGCCTATTGCGGGCGTAGCAACAGCAGCAGTAAAAACCGCCGCCGATTTCGAGGCGGCAATGTCGGAGGTTAGTGCAATTTCGGGCGCAACCTCCGCAGATATGGAGATATTAACCAACAAAGCTAAAGAAATGGGAGCCACAACCGCATTTTCGGCAAGTGAAAGCGCGGAGGCTATGAAATATATGGCTATGGCGGGTTGGAAAACCGCAGATATGGTAGACGGCATAGCCGGAATAATGAACCTTGCAGCAGCAGCGGGGGAAGATTTAGGAACCACCTCCGACATAGTAACAGACGGTTTAACGGCGTTTGGAATGGCTGCAAAGGAAAGCGGGCGTTTTGCCGATGTAATGGCGGCGGCATCAACAAATGCAAATACAAATGTTACCTTAATGGGAGAAAGTTTTAAATATTGCGCAGCAACAGCAGGCGCAATGGGTTACAGTATAGAGGATATTTCCGTAGCAATCGGCATTATGGCAAACGCGGGCATTAAAGGAAGTACCGCCGGTACAACTTTAAAGAATGTAATTGCAAATATGGCAAAGCCGACAGATGCGCAGGCAGCAGCTATGGAAAAATTAGGTATCAGCCTAACAGATAATAGCGGAAACATGAAAAGTTTCGCCGAAGTAATGACGAACCTGCGGGCATCATTCGCAGGATTATCAGAAACGGAAAAGGCGGCATACGCAACCACTTTAGCGGGTAAAGAGAGTATGTCGGGATTATTAACCATTGTAAACGCGAGCGCGGCAGATTTCGACAAATTAACGGCTGCAATCAATGGAGCAAGTGGCACCGCCGAGGAAATGGCGGCAACAATGCTAGATAATTTAAACGGACAATTAACCCTTTTAAAATCAGCAATAGAGGGTATAGCAATAACAATAGGCGATAAGCTGCTACCGTACATAAAAACGGCGGTTTCGTGGGTACAAACGGCAGCAGATTATATAAATAATTTAAGCGATGCACAAGTAAATAATATTATGAAATGGGCGGGGATTGCAGCAGCGATACCGCCTATTATTATGATTTTTGGAAAGATAGTAACGGCAGTAGGAACGGCGCAAAGAACATGGGCGAAAGCATTAAAAGTATTTGCGAAGTTTGAGAGCATAGCCGGACTTATTACAAGCCCTGCAGGAATTGTAATCGGCGTATTGGCAGCAATCGCAGTAGCGGCGGTTTTGATTATTAAAAATTGGGATCAAGTAAAAGTATTTCTTTCTAATGTTGGCGCATGGTTTAAAAACGCTTTTGAGAAAGCAGGCTTTACGGTCGAAGGGTTCAAAAGCAAATTTACATCAATAGGCAATACAATAGGCAGCATAGCAGGGAAAATAGGCGGCTTTTGCAAGAGCATAGCCGGCATTTTTAAAAATGAGTTTGGCGCAGGAGTTACAGCAGCAGCCGGAGAAATAAACAACGGTTTAGAGGCTATTGTAGCGGGTGCCGTAACAGCATTTGACGGAATTGTAACGGCAGTAGATACCGGATTAAAGGCATTTGAGGCGTTATTGGACTTTTTCGGCGGTGCATTTGCGGGGAATTGGAATAGCGCGGCACAAGGCTTTAGAAACAGCCTTAAAAACATTTTCCCGCCGGATATTGCAAACGGATTAACCGCAGCTTTTGACAAGGCATTACCGGTAATTAAAGCGGTTGTAGAGGGTATAAAGTCGATGTTTGGCGGCTTAATCCAAGATGCAAAAACAGTATTTAGCAATTTTAAGACCGTATTTGAGGGCGTAGGAACGCTATTTAAGGGAATATTTACCGGCGATGTAGAAACAGCACTAAGCGGCTTTAAAACAGCCGCAGGCGGGGCGATAGATGCGGTAGGAAACATATTTAAAAGCAAAATAAACGCTATAAAGAATTTTGTAACCGGTGCGCTATCTACATTCCTGCCACAAGAAACCGTAAACAAAATTGCGGGCGCATTTGATGTAGTAGCCTCCGCGTGGGATATTGCAATAGGAGCCGCAAAGGGATATATAGACGGTTTTGTAACAGCAATTAAACCGGTAATAGAAAATATTAAAAGCATTTTCAAAGGCGTAGCGCAGTTTGTGAAAGGCGTATTTACCGGCGACTGGAAGGGCGCGCTGAATGGATTAAAAACCATAGCAAGCGGCGCATTATCCGGCTTGGTAAATGCGATAAAGGCACCGTTTACACTTATAAGCAATACGGTTAAGGGCGCAATAAACACTTTTAAGAGTTTAGATATTGTAAAGACAATCTTTACAGCGGTAGGAAACGCAATAAAGAATGTGCTAACCAAATGCGGCGTTGATATGAACAAATTCAGCGCAAACATAAATAATATAAAAACGCGGGTAGGCAGCATTATAAATAATCTGAAAACGATATTTAGTACAGTTTTTGGAGCGATCGGAAAAGTGGTAAAAGGTGCGGCAAGCATCGTAGCCGGTATTTTCGGCAAGAAGATTAGCGACACTTGCAGCGCAGCGGGCGCAGTATTAACCGCATTTAAGGCGGTAGCGGGCGCGGCGTTTGGTTTTATTTCCGGCGCAATTCAAAAAGCAATGAATATCATTGTACCGGTTGTAAAAGTTGCATTTTCGGCGATTAAGGGCGCGATTTCCGCAGCGGTTCAGAATGTAACCGCAATTATAAGCGGATTATTAACCGTTTTTGACGGCATTACAACCTTTATTTCGGGCGTATTTACCGGTAATTGGTCGAAAGCATGGGAAGGTATAAAAAGTATTTTCAAGGGCGTATTTGACAGTTTGGCGGCGTTATGCAAAACCCCGATCAATGCGGTTATTGGGATTATTAACGGCGCAATTTCCGGCATCAACAATTTAGGTTTAACAATACCGGATTGGGTGCCGGTTATCGGCGGTCAATCATTCTCTATTAACATACCAACGATCCCGATGTTATACAAAGGTACGAATAATTGGCAAGGTGGCGCGGCTATGATCCACGATCGCGGCGGCGAAATTGTAGACCTGCCAAAAGGTACAAGAGTATACCCGCATGACAAAAGCGTAGAAATGGCGCGCAAAGAGGGCGCAGCGCAAAGCGGATCCGGATCTGTATCGGTTGTTATTCAGAAATTGGCAGACAAAATAGAAGTGCGCAGCGATGAAGATATAGACAGAATAGCAGAGGCGTTAGCACTCAAATTAAAGAAAGTAGCATTTAACACAGCATAAGGAGGCGGCAAAATGGAAATATGGTTAAAGCAGGATAAAACACAATTCAGATTTGCGGTTTTGCCGCCGGAGTATGAATTAACAAGCGAAAGCAATAATACGCAAGTTAATGTAAATGCTTTAGGGGAAATAAACTTGATAGGCAAAAGGAAACTGAAAAATGTTTCCTTTTCCTCATTTTTCCCAAAACAGAAATATTATTTTTGCCAATACACAACATTCCCAACGCCAAAAGAAAGCGTAAAGATTATTGAGAAAATGAAAAATAAAGGCGTTTTGCGGCTAACCATAACCGGAACGCCGATCAATATGGAATGTACAATAGAAAATTTCACATGGGGCGAAAATGACGGTACAAAAGATATAAATTTTACATTGGAATTTAAGGAATACAGAAAAGTAAAGGTTAAAACATCGAAGAAAAAAGAAACCGTTACAAAGAAAGTGGTACCGGCAACCACGCAAAGAGCAGCTAAAACGGTGGAAAGCACCACATACACCGTAGTAAAAGGGGATAATTTAAGCAAGATTGCAAAGAATTTAACCGGCAGTAGCGCAAATTGGCAGGCGATTTACAACCAAAACAAAGGCGTGATCGGCGGCAACCCTAACTTGATTTATCCGGGGCAAAGGTTGGTAATTAGCGTATGAAAATAGAGTGGATCAGAAGTAAGGGCGGTTATGTTTACACAACAGATATTACAGAGGCGGTAGCAAGCGTAAGTTGGGGCGGTTCCGTATCGCAGGCAGCGAGAACAGCAGAAATAGCGGTTATCAATGCACCAAATGATAAGAATGTAACAAACTTAGATTTAGCGATTGCAGCCGGACACACAATAAAGCTGCATGAAAACGGAAAAGTAATATTTGTTGGGGAGGTAATAACCAAAGAAAGCACAAGCGAAACCGGCACCATTACATATTTTTGCACCGATTTACTAAACCATTTGTTAAAAAGCACCGGCGTATATAATTTTGCAGATACCACAGCAGAAAAGATAACAAAAAAAGTATGTGCAGATTTTGAAATAGGCACCGGCACCATTGTAGCAACTAACGCGCCTATTAAGAAAATGATTATAGACGGTAGCAGCATTTACGATATTATCATGCAGGCGTACACAAAAGCGGCAAAACAGACCGGCGAAAAGTATATTTGCCGCATGAGTGGCACTAATTTAACGGTTGAGGTAAAAGGCACCGTAGTTAGTAATTTTGTACTTGCAGAGGAATATAACATAACCAACACGCGGTACGAGGAAACAATAGATAACATGGTAAACGTAGTAAAGATTTACGATGAAACCGGAACACAGATCGGGGAAGTTAAAAAAGATACATGGGTTAATAATTACGGCATTTATCAGCAGATTTATAAAAAGGAAACCGGCATAAATGAAACAACGGCAGCTAACAATATGCTGCAGGGCGTGGAAAAGAAGGTAACGCTTGACGGAATAAACGGAGATTTAGCCTGCATCGCGGGCAATGGCGTAGAGGTTTACGATAAAGCAACCGGATTAAACGGCGTATTTTGGATTGACAGCGACACGCACACATGGGAAAACGGCACCCATATAATGAATTTAGAATTAAACTTTAAAAATATTATGGATAGCAAGGAATACACAGAAACCGAAGGATAGGAGGCGCGGAAAATATGAACCCATACGAGGAAATTTTAAACACGATGCGGCAGCAGGGCAAAAAAGATAACACGCCGCCTATTCAAATCGGAATAATGGAAAGCGCAGATACCTGCGCAATAGGCAAACTAAAGCTATCCGGCAGCGATTTGTTAATAGCAGAGCATTTAAAAACCGGCTATCATTACGCGGTAGACAACGAAACACCCTCCAAGAAAGATAAAAATACATTCATAGGCGGGCTTAAAAAAGGCGATAAAGTAGCAGTTTATAGAGTTAGCGATGAATTATATATTATTTTGGAAAGGTTGGTGTAATTATGGGTTTATTTCCGACATACATAGAAAGCGATGCAATAACAGAAGAAACACAAGAAAGCAAGATCCCGAAAGAATACGAAATAGATTTTAAAACCGGACAGCTAACCGGCAGGATCGTTGAGGGCGTAGAGGCTATAAAAGTTTGGATATGGCTTGTATTGCAAACACCGCGATACCGCTATTATATTTATTCATGGGATTATGGAAACGAATTTGAGGAACTAATAGGGCGGGGATATTCCGAGGAATATATAAACGCAGAGGCGCAGCGCATGACAGAAGATTGCCTGCTTGTTAATGAGTATATCGAAAGCATAACCGATTTTTCGGTAGGCATGGAAAACGATCAATTAACAATCAGCTTTACCGCCAACACTATTTACGGCACAATACAATTTGACAATGAAAAGATAGCGCGGGCGGCGTAAGGAGGCGACAATATGTTATTTGAAGATAAAACACAAAACAATATTATGATCGATCTTGTGGCAACGGTGGATAGCGATGTAAACACAGAAGAAGGCACACTAATAGATCATTCATTCAGAGGCGCAGCCGCCGAGTTTGAGCAGGCATATATCGGCATTGCATTAGTAGACCAAAACGGAAACTCAACAACAGCCGACAGAGAGCATTTAATTTTAAGAGCCAAAGAAAGAGGTATAACACCGCTTGCGGCATCTAACGCCGTTTGGAAAGCGGTATTTAATATTGAAATACCGTTGAATGCGAGATTTTCGGCGGGGGAATTAACCTATATATGTACCGAAAAAATAGAAAGCCTAACATATAAACTCATGTGCGAGCAGGCGGGAACGGCGGGAAATCAAAAGCAAAATGATTTAACACCGATAGAGTATATAGACGGTTTCAACACTGCCGAATTAACGGAACTTTTAACCCCTGCGCGTGACGAGGAGGAAACGGAGGCTTTTCGCGCCCGCTATCATTCTATCGTAGGCGAAACGCAGGCTTTTGGCGGCAATAGGGCGCAGTACAAAAAGGCAATGTACGAAATTGAGGGCGTTGGAGCCTGCAAGATTTACCGAGTAACCAAAGAAGAACGGCGCATAAAAATATATTTCCTCAATAACCTTTACCAAGTGCCGAGTGAAACGCTTGTAGCAGATGCGCAGGAAATCATAGATCCGATAGGAAAGCAAGGCGAGGGCGAAGGAGAGGCGGTTATTTACCACATTGTAGATTTATACCCATGTACAGCGGAAAGCGTAGCGATTGAGGCAGATATAACCATAGATACCGGTTACACATGGGAGGATATGTTACCGAGTATACAAACCAAAATAGACGAATACTTTTTAGAACTTGCCAAAGCGTGGGAAAACGAAAATTATTTAACGGTAAGAATATTAAGGGTAAACGCGGCGATCGGAAGTGTGGAGGGCGTTGTCGATGTGCAAAACACAGCATTAAACGGCAAAGAAGAAAACCTGCTTTTGGATCCTAACGCAATACCGGTTAGGGGCGTGATTGTATGCAGACAGTAATTATAAACCATTACCCGCCGGTTATTAAGCAAATAAAGGAAATGCAGCAGATCGCAAGGGCAGAGGATATAGAGTTTGAGAAACTAAAAGCAGTTACAACCCAAACTATAAGAAATATGTTTGTTTATACAGCAGACGAAACCGGCGTAAAGAGATTTGAAACCGTTTTTAAAATCACGCCGAAAGCATCACAGAGCCTAGACGATCGAAAGGCTTATATACTTTCCATGATGAACCGCCGGAAAATGAGTTTATCAGAATTAACGGCGATGCTATCGAATTATTCAGAGGGGATAGAGTTATTAAATGATTTTTCCAACATGGAAATGATTGTAACCATAAATACAGATGCGGGCAGCTTAGAAACACTTAATAATATCATTGACGAGATCCTGCCCTTAAATATTTATTTTGAGTTTGCCCTGCAAAGGGAAACAACCATAAAATACAAATTGGAAGATTTGATCTTTATGGCGTTTGAACCGGCAGCAGCCGAAACAGAGCATTGCAATTTTGACAACAACATAACACAGATAGAACAAACCGGCTATACACAGAGCGTAGCCGGCTTTTCTTATACAAACAATTACGAAACCGCGGGGGCTTTTGTGTGCGGCGTAGAATGTTGTTTAGCGATGCAGGCACCATTAGAAACGCAAGAAAGCGTTATTGACATAGAAACGGCACAAGACAGCTTTACAACGCCGGTTAGGGCGTGTAGCGAAAGCATGGCAGTTATTGGAGAAGATCCACCGTTTGAAATGTCAGAAAGCGCGGTAGTGGTGCAGGAAGATGCAGCGGCAGCAGTAACACAATTAAAAGTATGCGGTACAGATTACGCAAGAGAGGAGGTTTAAGATGCTAAAAGATCGACTTATGGATTATACGGAAAGCATTGTAAAACGCGCAACATACACCATTAACGGCGTAGTGAAAGAAGGAACCATTGGCAAGGTTATTAGAAAGGGCGACAGTATTACTTTCTATCTGTATATTGATGATGATACGCAGGGTAAGATCACAAATGCCAAATTGTACGATGTAAACGGCGAATTGTTGGAAAGCAAGGATTACAACACACCGAAGGACACATTAGCAACCGCAACAATAGGCATTAAGATAACAATTAAGAGAGAATAGGAGGACAAAGTTAAATGTATGATTTGATTTTGTGGAAAAATCGCCGTACTGAAAAAAGTAATACTTATGAAGTTACAGAAAACAAAGACGGCACAATCACATTAACGCCGGTAGTTGGGGAAGTAATAGAGGCAGGCACAAGTTTTAACCAAACCAACATGAACCACATGGACAACGGTATAAACGAGGCTATGATCATTGCTAATATGGCTATCGTGCAGCTTTTACAGCATCAGCGGGAATTAGAGAACACATATTTTGAGGTTGGATCCGTTGAGATTGCAAGTAATGAAAATTACCCATTTAACACCGAAAGCGTAACCGTTGCAATAAAAGACAAGCGCAACACCTTAGATTATGTTGTATTGGCATATTGTGACGATTTGCAGCAGGGCAGAGCGATCCGGATCAAGGATAAGCAGTTAAACGGTTTCAAAATCGAGGTTGAAGATTGCCCGAAGGAACCGGTAACAATAAAGTATTTCATTATAGGAGGTAAGTTGTAATGGCAAAAGCAACAATCAAGGTAGTAGAAAAGAACGCCGGAAAAAAGATCGGTTATGAGTTGGACGGTAACACACTTTGGATCGGCGATGCTATCGCAATGAAGTTACACAAATTACAGACAGACGATGTAGTAAGAAAGGATATTTGCGCGGACAAAGACGGCAATTTAGTTTTTGGATTGGGCGAAAATTATGTTGCGCAGGTAGAAATTCCACCAAAGGAATACGAGTACATCGAGGGCGAGCCGGACGGCGAAGGAAAGGCAACATACGAAAAAGTACAGAAAGATTTTGATGCATCGAAATGTACATTAACATTGTGGAGTATTGAGGAGGTATATATCAATGAGTAATTATGAAGATTTAAGAGGCGCAGCAGCCAACACAGAAATTATTTTAGATGATTTGGGCGTACCTTCAGTAATGGTAAAACAGCCCCTTGTATATTTGGACGAATTAGGGATCGGAGAGGCGCACACGCCACACCCTGCATTTATTATCAATGATAAAGTAGTACCATACATTTACTTGCCTTCGTTTATAGGCACTATCAAAAACAACAGAGCATACAGCCTGCCAAATCAAGATCCGGCAAACTATGTAAATTACGATCGCGCGGTGGAAGTATGCGCAAATAAGGGCGCAGGGTGGCATCTTATGACCGGCGCAGAATGGGGATTGGTTCACAACATGATTACAGCAGCGGGAGAAGAACCAAGAGGAAACACAAACAACGGAAGATCACACGTTAAAACATACGAACATGGAGTGTTAAGCCCTACAAATCAAAGCGGCGCATATAGAACACTAACCGGAACCGGCGGCAAAACATGGGAGGCTTGCGGCATCAATGATTTAGTTGGAAATGTCAACAAATGGATCGCGGGCGTAAGATTAGTTGACGGAGAGATCCAAGTTATCCCTAACAACAACGCGGCTATTCACAAAACAGATTTAAAGGCAAATAGTGCAGCATGGCGCGCAATCCTGCAGGACGGTTCATTTGTGGCACCGGGAACAGCAGGTACACTAAAATTTGATTATTCCGCAGCACCGGCGGCAAATACAGCGAATTTCTATTTATCAACAACAATAGAAAACAAGCAGACAGAGGAGGCGCACTATGGCTATAAAGATTTTGGAGCATTAACGGCAAAAGCGGGCGTAACGGTGCCGGATATTTTAAAGGCTTTAGCACTATTCCCTAACACCGACAAAACCGGCAGGGGCGGCTTTTGGATGCGCAACATGGGTGAACGGTTGCTTATTCGTGGCGGTCATTATGGTCATGGTGCGAGCGCGGGCGAGGCTTGCGGCCGTTTGAACAACGAGCGTTCTCGCTCGTCTGCGCATTTGGGGCTTTTCCCCGCTTACGTGGATCCTGCGCTTTATGCGTAATTCTTGTGGGTGTATGCGGCAGCATACGCCCCTATTTTAATTTTGCGAGGAATAAAAGGTAATGCAAAGAAATTTCAGAGCATCAGCGACACCACCGGAACCAAAAGCCGATCTTTTAATTTTCAAGAAAACAAGAGAAATGATCGCATACGGAAATGAATGTTTATATAACAAACAATTTCCGAGGAATAGGCGCGTAGGGAATACGATCGGCGCACAAATGGAAAAGACTATGTATGAAATTTTAGAGGGATTGACAGAGGCAGCAACAAAAGAACATAAGAAAACAGCATTAACGCAGGTTGATGCTAAAATATCATACCTCCGGCAATTACTGATAATTTCGGTAGATCCCAAAATGAATACAAAAGGCGGTTTAATTCCACTTGATGATCAAAGAAGGTGGTGCGCGCAGCTAGAGGAAATAGGAAAAATTTTAGGTAGTTGGCTAAATAAGCTAAAATAGATCAACTATGGGGAATATGCCGTAACGGTTGCTTATTCGTGGCGGTAATTATGGTAATGGTGCGAACGCGGGCGAGGCTAACGGCAATTTGAACAACGAGCGTTCTAACTCGAATGCGAATTTGGGGCTTTTCCCCGCTTTTCTCAATTAGTCAGCATACGCCGCAACACGCGGGCGGCGTACCGTACAGAGAGAAGAAAAGGGGCATATTTCCCTTCTTGCGAAAGCGAGAAAAACAAAAATTTCCATGAATACGGCTAGTAGCGAAAGTGAAGGGCGTAACGCATGGAGAAATTGGGCTAAAATGAAGAAATTTAATATAACCTATGAACAGATCACAAGCTACAACAATATCTATGCAGCCTATTTAGATGCGCGGAAAAGCAAAAGCGAAAGAAACGAAATTATGCGTTTTTCCTTAGAATTAGATAGCAGTTTAAATAGCTTGTATGAGGAATTGCAGGAGGGGCGTTACAAAGTAAGTGGGTACAGAATTTTATATATTTATGTACCAAAGAAACGGCTAATTATGGCGTTACAGTTTCGCGATCGCGTGCTGCAATGGGCTATTTATAGGTTGCTTAATCCGATGTATGAGAAAACTTATATAAAGGATAGTTACGGTTGTAGAAAAGAAAAAGGCAGAGAAAAGGCAGCTAAACGCTTGCAATATTGGTTACGGCAGACGGATAGAAAGCCAAAACAATATTATTACTTGAAACTTGATATTTCAAAATTCTTTTATAGAGTGGATCACGAGGTATTATTAAACATACTAAAACGCCGGATAAAGGACGAAAAGATCATAAGGTTGTTTGATAATATCATAAATTCAGAGAAACGAGCCTTCGGGCTACCGTTGGGAGTAGATCCCTGCGAGATAGATCCGCGCGAAATGCTATTCGATAAGGGTATGCCAATAGGCAATTTAACATCGCAGATGTTTGCAAATATCTACATGAATGAATTAGATCAGTACCTAAAGCATGAGTTACGGTTAAAATATGTAATTCGCTACATGGACGATTGTATAATATTGCATGAGAGTAAAGAAGAATTGCGGCAAATATTGGCAAAAGTAGAAGTTTTCCTTCTTGAAAAGCTAAAATTAAATCTGAATAAGAAAACCGTTATAAGACCAACAACCTGCAATGTTGATTTTGTGGGGTATGTGATAAATAAAGACGAAATAAGATTAAGATCCGCGACAGTAAAAAGAATGAGATCCCGCATAAAGTACATAGTGAAAGCATACGAGCGCGGCGAAATGACTTTAAAGGAAGTGAACGCAACCATGCAAAGCTATTTCGGTTTGATGAAACATTGCACAAATGAGGGATTAAAAGAAAACATTATTAACGGTTTTGTGCTGCATTGCACCGATGCAGCGCGAGCCAAAGCACAAGAAAGCCGATAGGCTTTATTTTTTTTGCACAGAAAAGGAGGCAGACAATGAAAGAGATTTTATTAGCAGTAAAGGCAGCGGCGGTAAAGGCAGCAGCCCCCGCAACAGATAGTTTGGGTTTGAGTGTATCGGCGATTTTTACGGCAATCGCGGCGGCGTTAGGGCAGATCCCGATCCTTTTAATTTTGTTTATGGCGGCGGTAGCACTTGACTATTTAACCGGTTGGATCAAGGCAAAGTATTTTTTAAGAGATTGGAACTCTAAAACCGGATTGCAGGGCATCATCAAGAAAATTATGTATTTCGTAATGATTGGCACCGCCTTTTTGATCGGGTGGGGTATTCGCGAAATGGGCGACAGCGTAGGCGTTAATTTAGAATTTGCTATGTTGATCGGTTGGTATGTAACCGCCGTAATGCTAATAAACGAATTAACAAGCATTTTAGAAAATCTTTATGTGATTATGCCGGAGAAGGTGCCGGTTTGGTTAATTAAAACGCTGAAAATTGCAGACGAGAAGTTAGAAAACAAAATCAATGATGTAGTTTGCAAAAATCAGAATTGCGACACCTGCACTATTAAAGACAGATGCAATTATAAAAAAGAGTTGGAGGCGCAGCATGACAACGAATGAAATAGCAGCAAAAGCAGCGGTTATTATTTTCGGTAACGAAGGTAATTATGGCAGCGTAAATAAAAATGATAATGGGGCGGTTTCTATCGGTAAATTGCAATGGCACGCCGGTAGAGCCGCCGCATTGCTTAGAAACATTATTAAGGCAATCGGAGCCAACGCGGAAAGTATTATAGGATCCGCGCTTTATGCAGAATTAAAAGGCGGCGCAAGTTGGGGTACACGAACCGTTACGAGCGCAGAGGCAAGCAAGATAACCGCAATTTTAACCACCAACGAGGGAAAAGCAGAGCAGGACAAGCAGGCTATTTCCGATGTAACAAGCTACATTAAAAAGGGGCAGAGTTACGGTTTATCAGATGCGGGCGCACTTATTTATTTTGCAGACGGCGTAAACCAATACGGAACAAATAGCGCATTATGGAAAACGATCGCAACAGAGGCTTTAAAAGGCGCGGGCGATGTAGGGGCAATGTATAACGCCACTATTAACCATACAAGCAAATATCTAACACGCCGCAAAAGGGTATACGAAAAAGTAAAGGCGTTAGAAATGGAGGACAGCATGACAGAAAAACAGTTAAGAGCAAAGGCAGTAGCGCAGGCGGTTGCGTGGGTTGGCTGCAAGGAAAGCAACGGAACACACAAACAGATCATTGATCTTTACAATTCTGTAAAACCCCTGCCGAGAGGGTACGCGGTACAATATAATGATGCGTGGTGCGCAACATTTGTAACCGCCGTAGGAATTGCCGCCGGATTGAGCAATATTATTTTGCGCGAGTGCGGTTGTCAAAAAATGATCGAACTTTACAAAGCTGCAGGGCGTTGGCAGGAAAATGACGGCTATACACCAAGCGCGGGCGATGTAGTATTTTATGATTGGCAGGACAACGGCAAGGGCGATAATACCGGATATTCCGATCATGTCGGTATTGTACACAGCGTAACCGGCAATACAATTAAAGTAGTTGAGGGCAACAAAAACAACGCCGTAGAATACAGAAATTTAACCGTAAACGGTAGATACATTAGGGGTTACGGTTTACCGGATTATGCAAGCATGGCAACAGCAGAGGAACCAAAGGCACCGGAAACAACAAAGAGCGTTGCAGAGGTAGCGAAGGAAGTATTAGCCGGTAAATGGGGCAATGGAACCGCTAGAAAGGCAAAATTAGAGGCGGCAGGCTATAATTATGCGGAAGTGCAGGCGGCGGTTAATACTTTAGTAAAGGGCGGATCCGGATCAAGCACAACACCTGCAACATATACGGTAAAAAAAGGCGACAATCTTACAAAGATTGCAAAGAAATTTAATACAACCGT